CAAATGGTTCGAAAATCCAATCTGCCTGTCAAATTAACACAAGCCAATCGCAACAACAAACTATTACATATTGAATTGATATAAGCAGTGAGATTTTGACCAGATGGGTTTGACCCGTGACAGCGAATCAACGTACCATTATATGCAACAGTAGCATAACTAACGTCACTAGCTATGCCTCGCATAATTGTAATATCGTCATCAGTATAACTATCAGATGATTGTGCTATCATTATAAAAACTTCAAAAGCACACATCATTAAATGCGCTGGTAGACGCAAATCCCATTTACTATAATCGCCTGCTAATATGCGATCATCACCGAAACACGTAACATGCTCATGCAATTGTTGCCATTCTGTAGAAAAACAATTAATGCCTACTGCACATTCAGACAATAGAGGAAAAACACTTATGACGCGTGCCAATGGCAAATAATACTTTCGTATTGCCATTTGAAATACAACTGGTGCAGCTTCAAAAACCCTAACCTTATCTTTACCAATAGGCGTTGGTTCGTCCTTCAAACAGGCTTTAAAGATAGGATGACACATCTCACCTTGCAAATATCTTTTCTCCATACATTCCAACTGATCATAAAACATAGGATCTAACCATTCAATTGGGCGGGCATGAGTTTCAGTTGGTGGCAACACTCTAACTCTACCTCGTTTAGAACCACCCAAAGGAAATCCCATAGCAGTATTCAAATTCATGGCATCAATAAAACGGACACCATCAATACCACTCAACATTTCAGTCATATCTAACGGTCTGACATATTTTGCAATGTGTGGCAACCTAGATTTCTCTATTAGTGGTACTACATATTCTTGCATACATCGTTCCAACGAAGCAAAATCTAATGATTCTCGTGGCACAGACAAATGAACCAACGTATCATACCAAGGTTGCCACTTACGTCCACCAGGCGCAAAATTGGGACCTGCCCAACGTTGAGGGCCAAAATGCTTCTCCAATTCCGGTACAAGAATTGACGAACGTATATCAGTAACATAACGTGCGCCACCACTGCAACTCCCCAAAATGGTCATATTCAT